CTTAATCCATAAGAGCTTGTAATTTCTCAAACGTTGGATTTACCATACGTTTAGGAACTTTTTTTGATTTAACGGTCTGAAATTTTGTCCAATAATAGGGATTTGAACCTATATCAATTGCATGTTTTACAACTGTTATCACTTCCCCATCTTTTTCTTTTTCTTTTTCAATAACGATAGTGTGAAGCCCATAATTTACCATACCTTCAAGATATGTTCTAGCACCTTTAGATACAGCCATACGTACATCAGGAAGCAATTCATCTTCCATACCTTCAATTGTATCCGTTACCTCATGACCTGAGATAATAACCCATTTGTTCTTGGACAATTTATGTAACTTTCTTACAATTTCTTCAGTATCTACAAGAAGATCTCCCCAGGATTGTTGAGTCATCTTTTTACGTTTCTCAACAATGTTTTCGTTCTTCCATTCATTAACAATGAGAGTAAAAGTGTCTAAAAATACAGACTCATACTTATTATCTTTTTCAAGGTCTTTTATGAGTACATTGATGTCTTTTACAGAAAATATCTCTATCGCATCAATGCCTTCTACATCTTTAATCACACTTCCACCATCATCACCAATCTTAACATACAACATAGGCTTCGGGAAAGTGGCTCCAAGAGTTGTTTTCCCTGAGCCACTTTTTCCGTATAGAGCAACAAGTTTACCTTGTGAAAACTTGTCAATTCCAACAGCTTTTTCCAGCATTATGCTTTACTCCTTTCTGTGTAATCCTTAGATTTAACATACTCTACATTTCCACCTGTTAATTCTGCATAACAAATGTCTTTGTATTCACACCATGAACAATTTGTACCTGTATGTCTAGTTTTGTTTTTTTCTCCACGAGAAACTATTTCTTTAGCTGTGTATAGAAACCCATCATAAATTTCATCTACCATTTGAGGAATTACATCATCCTGTAAACGGAAGAAGAAGTTATATATATTTCCTCCGTACAAGTCCTCACCTTTTTTTAGATTGTCTTTGTCTGTTATACCTTTAGATATACAGGCTCTTCTCCAAGAAAAGGGTGTGATGTTATTACTCTTGGCTTCAGAGAACTTTTGAGACTTGTCTAACCATACAGGTTCTTGAGCTGGAGTTGATTTTATGTAATCCCATTGAACATATATAGGCAATTCTCCAGCGATTTGTTCAACAGCTTTTGAATATAGACACTTTTGAGTGTTCATAACAATAAATGTCATATCAGGTTTACGATTGAAAGTTTTATGTTCTCCTATTATTACACCTTCATCTGTGTTATAGATCTCATCTATTATACCGTTAAAAACAACAAGTTCTCCATGGTACTTTCCAATAATAATTTCAAATGGTACCTCTGTTTGATCTGGTAAAGATGTATCCTTGTACAATTTCATGTAATCAGTGAAAATAGTCTTAAGATCTTCAAGATAGTTATCTCCAAGCTCAGTTTGGCTATTAGAGTCAAGATCATAATAGCTCTCTTTTTGAATTTTGAAAACACTTTTTACTTTAGATTTATCTTTGCGAACTTCCAATAACTTATGAAAATCAGATCCAAAACTCAACGGTCTTGATTTACCTTTTTTTACAATTCCTTCTATGTACCTGAGATAGTGTGAATAAGGACAACTCAAGTATGTTTGCATTCTGCTGTAGCTAATTGTAATCATTTACTCTTCCTCATCATCAAGCTCTTCAAAATCATCATCTTCTTCAAGATCTTCAATTTCTTCAGGCTCTTCTTTTTTCTTTGGCTTTTCAACAGTTTTCTTTGCTTTTTTCTTTCCTCTTTTAGGAGCTACATAACTCCCATCATTTTCCATTACTGAATTAGCATACTTTTCTTTGCCTTCTTCAACATTTGTTTGCTTTCCAGACTTTTTACTGAAAATCATAAGACTGCCGTCTTTCTTTTCAACAGTAATGTTCTTTTCTGTTGCTTTAGCTACATCAAAGACTCCAAGTTTAATTCCTGTAAAACCTTTTACAATAACTGTATCACCCTTTTTAATGTTTTTCAGACTCATTTTTTACCTCCTTTGAAATCTGAACTGTAACTTTTATTATAACACAATTATGCCGTAAAACTTCAAAGAAG